CAGCGTAAATTGATCAATGCAATTCGGTTAAAAGATCCTGGCAAGTTTACCCGTACAGTGAGAAAAACCGATGCAAATTCATGAGCTAACACGTAAGAAAAATACCCAGATAGAAGAAGGACTAGGCGACATTGGCGGCGACATAGGCCAAATGGGCGGCGAATTTATCAACACAGCAAGAAATATTGGCGGTGCTATTGCAGCTCCATTTAAAGACGTAGCCCAAGGATATCGATCAGCACGACAGGATCAAAAAGTTAGTGCCATGGCTGACAAGGCATTTCGTGCCTGGCAGAACTATGTGGCACAATTAGAACAAAGTATTGCCAAACAACCAGCACCAGTGGCAGCAAAGACCGATCCTAAAGATCCACCCGATAATCCACCACCGTCCGGTGGAGCAGTAAAGGCCAACGCAACAAAAGATGCGGCCGCTCCTGGAACACCAGCAACAGCAAACGCAACATCTGGAGCCACAGTGCCTCCAACTACACCCGCTCCTGGAACAACCGCAACACCAGCTCCAATAACTGCTCCAGCAACAACCGCAACAGCAAAACCAAATTACGGTGCCCAGACCGGAGCAGGTGCCACGGTTACATATAAACAACCTGCTGGTGTGCCAAACCCAATGGCAAAAACACCACAGCCGACAAGTCGCAACATGGTACAACCACCTGCCACTATACCAGCCACTGTGGCAAGTGCAGCACAAGGGCAACCAATTACAGTAGGCGGACAAAAACTAAAGCCAGGCACTAAAGAATATGATCAAATAGCCAAGGCTACTCTTAAAGAATTACAAGCACCAGTTAGTCCTGCGTTGCAAGCATTTAGAGATAGAACAGATGGCAAGTATGAATCCTATCTCACAGCTTTTGTGCAGAAAAATTTGCTAGCCGGGTTAGGTTTTAAAGGTCTGGTTAATCAACAAGAAATTACCAATGCTATTAAAGCAATTGCCTCGCCAGCCAATGCAGATCCATCCAAGCAAAGACCGTTATGGAATGACCTAGTTAGAGCAGCTGCTCTTGCTGTTCCTGCCGCTGGTGCGTTGACCGGCAGAGATCCGTCCGCCGCAAAAGCCGCTGGAGCTCCTGGCACCACTGCACCAGGAGAAGAGCCCAAGACTGGAGAAGAGAAGCCAGGTGAAGAAAAGCCAGCCGCACCCACAATGACCAAAGATCAAATTAGTCAATGGATCACTAGAAACAGTGAAGATCATGCCGCATTGTCGGCCTTCTTGGCCGCAATCAATTCAGCAGGTAAAGCATAATATGAAAATTAATCAATTAACAACTCCTAAAAATTACCTGTACGAAGGACTTGATGCATCAAGCCTACGCTCAATCAAACTATGGGAAAGTGCTGGCCGTAAATTAGTTGAATATGAAATGACAGCTGACCAAATCACAAAGCTGTTTGGTCAAGTTCAACAAGGTGCCACAGACGCAGGCAACAACCGTACCATGATTGGCAAGGGCAAAGATGCCGTTGATGCTGTGGGTCGAGCATGGGGCGACCTAAAAGGCAAACTGCGCAACAGTGGCCCATTGGAAAACTTTTCTGCTCAGTACGACAAAGCCGCAGAAAAATTAAAACAAGCCACAGGTGGCGATGCTGGTGCCATGAAATATATACAAAAATATCGCGACTTTGCTACCAAACATCCTATATTACAAAGTGCTATCTACAGTGCATTGATCGCCGCCGCCGGCATCTCAGGTGTTGGAGCAGGAGGTGCTGCTGCATTGGGGTTGTTTAAGTTGGTTGATCAAGCTCTACAAGGAAAAGATATTCGCGATGCCATTGGAAGTGGTATTACAACTGGAGCAACAGCATTTGCTGCTGGACAAATTGGCAAGGCATTTCAAGGTAGCGACCAAGCCGCTGCGGCAGTTGGTGGGCCCCCTGTAATTAACCCTAACGACATTGTTAAACAAATTCAAAACGGATTAATAACTGACGAACAAAGTTTATTACAAGCATTAAAAGGAGTTGATGCTCGACAGCAACAAATGATTTGGAAAGTATTACAAAGTCAAGCAGGTGCCGGCGGTAGTGGTGATGTTGCTTCTGTAATCAAAGCATTAGGCGGCGGAGTTACCACAACAGAAAGTATTCGCAAAACTGGATTAACAGAAGCTCAAATCAAGCGTATGTTCTATGTTGCTGGCACTATCCAGGACACATTAACCGAAGGTGTTTGGGACAAAGTTAAAGGTGCGGCCGGACAAGCTGCAAGTGCTGTAGTCAACAAAGCACAAACAGTAGGCACAAATTTAACAACCAAAGTAACCGCAGACAAATTAATGACAGCCTGGAAAAAAGCTGGTAGCCCAACCGACAGTGATGCTGTTGCGGCCATCATGAAACAGGCTGGAGTAGATGATGCTATTATTGCTTCGTCAATGAAAGCTGTTGGTGGTCAATCGGCACCAGCCGATGTTGCCGCACCAGCACCAGTAGATGCTCAAACACAAAAGTTTATTCAACAGTTGGTTGCTTCTTATCAGGCATTGACTCCAGCAGAAAAAGCCACACTCAAGAAAGAATTACAAGATGCGGTCACTGCCAGCGATGTTGGTGGTAATGTGGTCAAAGGCACAATGGAAAGTCGCCGTAGTAAAAAGAGAACAGTTTAATGAGCACCGGTTTGTTTGAAGGCGGCAATGTGTTTAAAGATGCCAATGGCCGTGCCCTAACGCAACGTATTAATCAAACTGATGTTAAAACAACTCTAGCTTGGCTAGAGGAAATGTTACCAGACCTTGATTTACAAAACAACACACTTGGATCAACTGGTATCAAAGACACATCAGGCGACTTGGATATTGCTGTTGATGCCGCCCAATTAAACAAAGAACAATTAGTGGCACAACTTACACGCTGGGCTGTTAGCCAACGACAAAAACCCGAAGACTGGGTTAAAAAAACTGGAGCAGGTGTACATTTTAAAACTCCTATCAATGGTAACCCAGACATGGGCTATGTACAAACAGACTTTATGTTCCTAAACAATGTGCCTTGGTCAAAATTTGTTCTGGGTGCCATGCCCGCAGATTCAAAATACAAAGGCCGTGAGCGTAATGTTCTAATGAATAGCATAGCCAAAAGCATGGGCTATAAACTAAATCAAATTGCTGGCATTGCTGATCGTGCCAACAATGAAATTATCACAGACGATCCAGATGCGGTAGCCAAAATGTTGTTGAATCGTACAGCCACACGTCAAGACTTGGCCAGTGTAGAAACGATACTGCAAGCACTCAGCACAGATCCCAAGCGTGATGCCAAACTAGCAGACTTTAAACAACACATGGAACGTGAAGGTTTACCCTTTATGGAAAGTCAGCCTGAACCTTTGTATCAGGATGTAAGTGATGTGAACTTCCTGGCACGTCTACGTGATCGTATTGTTAACCAAGGCATGGTTCCTATCATGGAAGCGGCCAATCCCAGAATTGAGCATCTTGAAGATCTGGTGTTTGAAAAAGGCAATCGCGGTATTGTAGAAGCCTTGAGCATTATTCAACACGCTGCCGAAGACACAGCCCGTACCGTCACAGTCAAATGGGACGGCAAGCCTGCTATTATATTTGGCCGCAAGCCAGATGGTACATTTGTGCTCACAGACAAGTCAGGATTTACCGCCAAGGGCTACGATGGCTTGGCCACCAGCCCTGAACAAATTGCCAGAATCATGAACATGCGTGGCGGCGAGCGTGGCGAGTTGATCGGCCTTTATGCCAAGCTGTTTCCTATGCTGAGAGCCGCTACACCTGAAAACTTCAAAGGCTACATCCAAGGTGACTTGTTGTACACAGAAACACCGCCAGAAGTTGCTGGTGCTTATGTATTTCAGCCCAACTTTGTTGAATACAAAATCCCAGCAGGCAGCACACTGGGACAGCGTATTGGTGCCAGCGAAGTGGGCGTGGCCATACACACCAGATACAGTGAACCTGGAGGTTCAGCTGAACCCATCAAATCAGTCAAACTAACTCCAGTTCCTGGCCTGTTGTTGATTGAACCCAGCGTTAAAGAAATATCCAATGTCACACCCAACCCTGGCCTAACCAAACAACTCAAGCAAATATTATCTACCAAAGGTCCTGCCATCGATGGCCTGTTTAATCCTGCTGATCTAAGAGCCGCAGGTATTACAGATTTACCACAGCTTTGCAAACGCTACATCAACAGTCGTATCAATACCAATTATGAAAACTTGTTGCCGGGCTTTGGCGACTGGTTACAGAAGAACGTAACACCAAGAAAATTTGCCAACATAGTAGAATATCTACAAAGTCCTAGAAGTAACATGGACGGCATCACTGCGGCATTCACAGCATTCTTGGGCCTGCACGATTTGAAAACAGACGTGCTGACACAGCTGGATCGTCAACAACCTGGGCAAGAAGGCTGGGTTGTGGCCACCCCTGCAGGCCGGGCCAAACTGGTCAACAGATTTGGCTTTAGTGCTGGAAATCGTGCTTTAAATAATCCTGAAACCGCGACCTAAATCACCTTTTTTGTCTCAAAAGGTAAATATTAGTAGGTCCTTTGAGACCATATATTAAGGAGATTTAAAATGGCTTATATTACCCCAGTATCCGGTGGTGCACAACCAGTATTTGCAACTGACGTATTGAACCCAGTTGCAGCAGGCGCATCCACAGCAGCAACACCTGTTAACTTTGCAGGTCCTAAGTTAGACTTTTATCGCGTAGTTGCTAACACTTCTGTTGCCACACAACAAGACGTAAACGAATACGTTTCTAACGTTATTCAAAGTTTACAACGTGTTTGTACAGTTGCTCAGTATCAAGTTGACGGCACAGTACTCAGCTTTGGTACATACCCAGCTGGTGCATTTGGTAACGCACTTGCTTCTAACGCAACAAGTCAAATTGACACAGCAATTTTCTTGAGCTATGCTAACATTACCTACACAGGTTATCAGTTAGATTCATGCACAAGTATTGGTTTCAAACTGGCTGCATCTTAATCAATTGATTGATTACAAAAACCCGCTGAGGCGGGTTTTTTGTTGGCTTGTGTTTCTAGCTTAAATACTAGCATGGAAGTCAGCAAAATTACCGAAGTAACAGTGTTTGAAAGCCCCGACGGTGGACGTACTGTATATGCTCGCCGACCTGGTGAATCTGTACGCGAACTGTACAGTCGCGAACCTGCACTGCAAAAAGAACTAGACGAAATGGAACAAAGTCGACGCTGGGTTGAAATACTAGGTGCTCGCAAAAACAATCCTGCCTTGGATGAATTGTGTCAACAGGTAGAAATAGTCTACGAACTCAGCAGGAAAGACTCATGAGATACGCTTGCCAAACACTGTTCGACATCACTGCCACAGGTATTACTGGTCATTTTAAACCCAATAAAATACCATTTCGAGACCGTGCAGGTCAAACAATCGCTGATCAAGAATCCTGGAATCGCAGCCGAAATCAACAACGCAATTGGGAAACGCTTACCCAAATACTAGGACTAAGAACTCAGTTGTTTGATGTCACTGACCCGGTACAGGACAGCACCGGCAGTCGTTGGATGTTTGAGTTTGAAAACGACCGCGACGGTGTATTTGGGTCCGACACAAATCCCACAGAAGTGTTGGAACTTGATGCTGCCGGAGTGCCCATGCTGAGAGAATTAAACAATGATCCTGACGTTGAGTCTTTTTTAGTTACATCGGGTGCCAGGCAAAACATCTGGTTTGCCGCCATTTCCATAAATACTTGATAGGATCAGCTTCAGAGCGAATCCACTGATATAAAGAGAACATTATGACCGTTGAAGCTACAGACATTGAAAAAAAGAGCTTGGAAGCCCACGTGGAACTCTGTGCTGAACGCTACAATGCACTAGAAGACAAAATGACAGGCATGAGCGAAAATATTGCACATCTTTGTGTCATGGTAAATGAAGTTAAATCCAGTGTCAGTAAGCTGACTGAAAAAAACAATGATCGATTAATTGGTTGGGGTGTTGGCATCATTGGTTTTTTAGCGGCATCAGTGATTTATTTAATATCCCACTACGTTCTTAAATGAAATCCAACCAAGATTTTGAACGCTTGTTTAGGCAAGAGTTTAAAGATATTCTTCCCAACACAATTTGGCAAAACGACGACGGTGTTTACGAAGTGTTTGGTCGCTATCGCATACATCCAGAACGCACTGGATATCGGGTATTTTGTAGTGCCACAGAAGTGGGCATTTTCTCTCAGACAAGAACAGCACTCAGCTGGTGTATAGCCGATAAAAATCGAGCTTATAATACAGCTAGAGAACTGTTAACTTTAGACAACAAATTAACCAGTTTGACCACAGACATAGCTGTTAGAGCCGCTATAGCGGATCGTAGCAAACAGTTTGATTTCCGAGACAGTGTAGGCACCAAATTAGAAACCAAGATTATACAAAAAAAACAGCTGGAAAAACAACTAGCCAAATGTGTCGACTGGGCTAAATATTGTCAACAACGAGGATTTAATAATGAAACTGCAAGAACTGGCCATAGCGTCACCAACAAAACAAGCCGCTAAAGTATTCGAAAGTTACTTTGGTAGTCGTGTGTCTTTTGAATCAATTTCACACAACCAAGCCTGTAGCATGCTCAAGCGTGTTCGCACTTTGGTAGCTGAACATCGTAGAACTCCAGAATTTCATCGCAGTGAAAAAAATCCTTCCTACTTGAAATTGGTCATGTTAGAGCAGGCATTGTCAGCTCGTGTAGCTGAACAAGCCCCAGTTGCTCCTGTACCAGCAACACAAACGGCCACAAGCATGCCCGCTGATCCAGCCAAAGCGGCTGCACTACAATCGGCTCAAGCCGCAGAAAAGAAGCGTCAAGCACAAGATCAAAGCAAACAACTTGATCAACAAATTGCGGCCTTGCAAAAACAAAAAGCAGATTTACAAAAACAAATGAACATGCCTACAATGGAAACTCGTTTGAGTCGTCGCTTGCGTGAAGCCAGCGAAGTTCAACAAGCTCAAGTTGTATTGGCCAGTCAAGACATGGTTGATCAAGTACAGAAGATGAGTGAACAAATCAGTGCCATGCAGTTCAAAGACTTGCCTGCGTTAGTAGACAATATCAAGAACGAAGTCGGTGTTGATCAAGCTACTCAGTTCAACGGTGATGCTAGTGCCGCACTCAGTGGCCTACTACAAAACTTGCAAGGTGCCAAACAACAGTTGGAAGCTGCACTTGGTGTGGTAACTGGACAAGCTCCACAAGTTCCAGGTCAAGACATGGCAGCACCAATGCCAGGTGAAGAACAAGTTGCTGTTGATGCTGAAGTTCCTGTTCCAGGCGGCGAAGAAGATATTGATGCTGAAATGGATGCCAACATAGAACCTGCAGCAGCTGGTCTAGGTCGCGTCCGTAGATAAAGATGCGGATTTTTGAAGTAGCTGATCCCAACGCAATAAAACTCATGGCCTTGAGCCAGTTTTTGATGGGCCGTAGTGATGACGAAGCCGCCAAAAAAGAAATCAGTCAAACTGCATTTATTGAAGCGGCCAAAAGCCTTGGTGTTAATGTGACTTTAGACATGTTAGGCGACCTCATTAGTCGTGACCCACTTAAAAATATTCTAGAACCACTACAGCCTAATTCAGGTGTGGTTCGATTCAAAGGCAACACTGAAGCCGAAACCGGAATGAGTGTAGATCAAGCCAGAGCAGTAGTGGATTCCAATGCCAAAGCGGCCATGAAGCGTCGCCAATAACCAAAATAGTTGTAAATACGCAAGTAACATGTTATAATATACAAAGGAGTATACAATGGCCTATTCAGAAAAAGTAATTGATCATTATGAGAATCCCAGAAACGTGGGCAAAATGGAAATAGACGACACAGTGGGTACTGGCATGGTTGGTGCTCCTGCTTGCGGTGATGTGATGAAGCTACAGATCAAAGTGGAAGAAGGAATCATAGTAGATGCAAAATTTAAAACTTACGGTTGTGGGTCGGCGATCGCTTCATCGTCACTTGTCACCGAATGGGTCAAGGGTAAAACGCTGGAGCAGGCTGGATCAATTAAGAATTCTGCGATTGCAGAGGAACTCGCACTCCCGCCGGTTAAGATACATTGTTCGATCCTTGCAGAAGATGCTATTAAGGCTGCGGTAGAAGACTATAGAAAGAAGCATCAGTGATACCTTCTGATATTAGACTGTTACAAATAGAACCAACTAGTCACTGTAATGCTCGATGCCCACACTGCCCAAGATTTGATTGCATTGAACACGACGTGTTTGAATCTACAGGAACCTTACATCCTGATCTAAATTTGTCACATGTTGACATTGATCGCGTGATAAAAAATCTACAATTAGAAAAATTAACTTCTTTAAAAAAAGTAGTGTTAGAAGGGGACAAAGGTGATCCAGCTATGCATCCTCAAATTGAAAAATTTATAGAAGCTTTTTCTAACATGAAAACACCGCCAATGATAGTATTGACTACCAATGGCAGTATAAGAAATACCGCATGGTGGACAAGGCTGGCAAAAAAATGCTATCCTAACTTAAAAGTAGTTTTTAGCATCGACGGTCTTGCTGATACTAATCACTTGTATCGTGTGGGTATTGATTTTAAAAAAATTATAAAAAATGCTCAGGCATTTATTGATGCTGGAGGATATGCTGTTTGGAAATTGATAGTTTTTAAACACAATCAGCATCAAGTTGAAGAGATCCGCACCTTAAGTCAGACCATGGGATTTGCTGAATACTGGATTAGAGCCGCAGATGATAGCCGATTTAAAGGGCTGGATAAATGGCCAGTAAAAACAGATCAAGGCACACACTACTTAGAAATCAATACTAAAAATTACAAAAAATTTGATCGAGAATATGTTTTTAAATATCCAATTATATCTAATATGACGCAATTTACAAATGTAACTGAGAGACTGTGTCCAAACTTGGTCAAAGGGCAAATATACATTACACATGAAAATTATGTAATTCCTTGTTGTATGATGCATTTTGTAACTGAACAAAACTATTTTGGTCGAGACGAATTTTTAAATTTGGCTGGAGATTTAAAGCAACATGACTTGTCAGCAAACACTCTGGAAGCAATTTTAAACAACAAATTCTTTTCAACTGGTTTGTTAGATAGTCTAAAACACAATAATTGGCACTATAGTTGTGCCAATAGTTGTGGTGCACAAATAAGTGAAAACATCAAAAAACTAGAAACAGTATGATCCAAGTAACCGATGTAGCTGCCAAAAAAATTAAACAAAATTTAGCCAGGCGTGGCTCCGGCATGGGCATCCGTCTTGGAGTCCGAACCACCGGTTGCAGTGGACTTGCTTACGTTTTAGAATACATTGACGCAGTTAATTCTGAAGACATTGCCTATGAACAAGATGGATATGTCATTGTGGTTGATCCCAAAAGTTCAGCATATCTTGATGGCTTAGAAATAGATTATGTACGGCAAGGACTCAATGAAGGATTTGAATTTATTAACCCATTAGAAAAAGACCGCTGTGGTTGCGGAGAAAGTTTTCGGGTTTAAATTTTAAATGACTTACGACATAATATTGTTCACGGGCTTTAAAGAGATGCCAGTCAAGACATTTGGAGCTCACAAATGTGCCCACGAATTAAGACTGGCTGGATTTCAAACCCTGGTAGTAAGCCATCTACACGACTTTGATCTTGACGAACTTAAAAAAATATTAGATTTATCTGTTGGGGATAACACGCTGTTTGTTGGATTTTCAAATACATTTTTAGATCCAGATTTAAAGCTACTACACCCTCTTCGTAAAGGCAAAACAGCGTTTCAGAACTTTTTGCCATATGGCAACGAAATTGAACAAGAATTTGCTGAGCATTTAAAAAGCATTAATCCTGATTGCAAAATAGTATTAGGCGGTTGTAGAACATTTTTTGATATCTATAATCCCAATGTCGATTATGCTGTCATTGGCTATGCTGATTTGAGTATTGTAAATCTTGCCCAGCATTTGAAACATGGCACAGAACTAAAAAAATCTCGTCGTAACATTCATAAAATTACAATCATTGATGACAGTCTTGCTGAAGGATTTGATTTTGCCAACAGTACCATGCAATGGTGTGACGATGATATTGTAATAGCAGGTGAACCATTACCACTTGAAATATCCCGTGGATGCGTGTTCAGTTGTAAATTTTGTAGCTTCAGACTCAATGGTAAAAAGAATTTAGATTACTTGAAGCACTATGAAACTATAAAAAATGAATTGCTATACAATTATGAAAAATACAACATCACTGCCTATCGCTTGCTAGATGATACCTACAATGATACCAAAGAAAAAATAGATATAATGTTGGACATTGTTGAAAGTTTGCCGTTCCAGCCAATTTTCTGGAGTTATGTAAGATTAGATTTGTTGGCCAAGCATCCTGAGACCATTGACAAACTTGTAAGGACTGGCATAAGATGGATGTTTTTTGGTGTTGAAACTCTGGACAAAAAGGTTGGTACTTTGATCGGCAAGGGATATGACCCAGACGAGCAGGTCAAAACCATCAGACATATTAAAAATACCTACGGTGATTCTGTACACTTGCATGGAAGTTTTATTTGCGGGCTTCCTGAAGAAAGCAAGGAAAGTATCAATAATACTATGAACCGATTGTTGTCTAATGACATTCCATTGGACAGTGCATATTATTCTCCGTTGTTTATGATCAAAAAAAGATACGAAGTTTGGCATAGTCAGTTTGGATTAGACATGACTCGATACGGGTTCAAAGAAATACCATCATCTGGTGGTGATCTTGTTGAGGAAGTTAACTGGGAAAGTGATATTATGAACTATGAAGAAGCAAAAAAAATGTGTGCTAGATTCAGATTAAAACATCAGAAAATTGTAAATCACCCTGAAGATTTTTCAAAATTGTCAAACACTGATCCTGAGTTTGTTTCTAAATACAAATCTCAATTATTCAACCATATAAGCAGAATATAATAAGACCACAACATGTATAATCCAAAATTTAATTATCAATCTTTAAGCCGTGTTAGCGAAGATGGCAAACGACTATACGCTACTCCAGATGGAAATCGGTTACCCAGCGTAACCACTATCCTAGACAAAACCAAACCCGAAGAAAAGAAGCAGGCTCTCAATGAGTGGCGAAAACGTGTGGGCGTAGAAAACGCACAGAAAATTACCACAGAAGCTGCCAATCGCGGAACCCGCATGCATACCTATCTTGAGGATTACATCAAGCAAGGTGAACTCAAAGAGCGTGGGTCAAATCCATTTGGTTGGGCCAGCCACGCAATGGCACAAACTGTTATCGAGGATGGACTTGTAAACGTCAATGAAATTTGGGGTGTAGAAGTTCCTTTATATTTTCCCAAGTTATATGCTGGAACTACCGACGGATGTGGACTACATTTAAACGAAGAAAGTATTCTAGACTACAAACAAACCAACAAGCCCAAACGGCAAGAGTGGATTGAGGACTATTATTTACAGTTAGTGGCCTATGCATTGGCACACAATGAAGTCTACGGCACTAACATACGCAAAGGTGTAGTGCTTATGTGTGTCAAACCACCCGTAGATGAAATGGGCAACCCACTTGCTCGTCCGCAATATCAAGAATTCATACTAAAACCTGAAGATTTTGACTATTGGGCAGACCAATGGTGGCGTCGTTTAGAGCTTTACTACCTGCAAGCCTAAACAGCTAAATACTGGATAGAATTCAAGGACAACTAAATTGGCTATTGTACAAATATCCCGTATCACAAACCGCAAAGGTTTAGCTGAAAATTTACCACAATTGGCTGGTGCAGAACTGGGCTGGAGCACAGATACTCGCCAGCTTTGGATTGGCAATGGCACTCTTGAAGATGGTGCTCCAGTTATTGGCAACACTGAGATCCTGACAGAATTCAGTGACATTCTGGCATTTCAAACAAATTATACCTACAAAGGCGAAGCCGCTGGTTACACTGTACAAACAGGCCCTACCCCCAGCACACCAATTAGCCAAAGTTTACAAACATGGTTAGATCAATTTGCTTCAGTTACAGACTTCGGTGCCACAGGTGATGGTGTCACAGATGATACTGATGCTATCAACAGAGCCTTGTATCAATTGTTCTGCAGAGAAGTAAATCCTCAAATTCGTCGTAGTTTATATTTTCCATCCGGGGTTTATAGAATCACTGATCCAATTCTTATTCCTCCATATGCTACCTTGTACGGCGAAGGAGCAAACAACAGTGTTATTCAACTTGACAGCACCGGCGACAGCACACTAAATGCATGTGTGGCCAGAACTGCAGATAGTCGTCAACAAACAGGTGCCAACATTGGAAACAACGGAGCCACACCTCCAACATATATCACTGTGCTTAACATGGGCTTTGAAAGTTTAGACGGGGCTATTGATATTTTCTTTGTGCAAGATGCTACCAATTGCCGTTTTCAAAACGTTAGTTTCTTTGGGCCATTGACCACTGCTGATTTAATTACAGATGCTGACGACACACGAGGTGTTGCATTTGATAGTACCTCTGAATTGGTCTGCGAGCAGATTGTTTTTGATGGTTGCCAGTTTGGCGGAACCACTTATGCCATTGAAACCAATAATCAAGTCAAAGGAATCACAGTTACCAATTCTAAAATTGACACTCATTTCCAAGGCGATGTACTAGGAAGTGGCACAGTGGTCAATGGCGGTGCCACTGGGTTCAGAATAACCAGCAATTTGTTTGACAATATCTACAACAATGGCATTTATCTTGGCGACGTAGAACTTAATGTTTCTGCACACAATATATTTTATGATGTGGCCAACCATTTTCAAGGCACCACCAATCCGGCCGCCGCAGTAATTTATATACTCAGCAACAATAATGCCAGTGTAGGCGACATGTTTGAACGCAGTGATGTCTATGCACAGACTCAACCAAGAGTTGACGTTAATTCTACTACCAGTTTTGGCATGGACAATTCCGACAATGTACAACTTGGAGCCTATGCAATATACAATGGTGTAACTACAAGTCTGGCAGACAATACCAGTAGTCCCACAACAGTGATATCTCTTGCTTTTGCATCATTTACAGTTGAATACAGAATTGCTCGAGGCACTGCGTTTCGAAGAGGCACAATTACTATAGATTTTAATCCAGCTGGAAGTAACTTGACCTACAACGAAGACTATACTGAAAATACCAGCACCGGAGTAACTCTTTCTGTTACACAAGTTGGAACCAATGCGGTAGTACAATACACTACTACATCAACCGGCCAAGCCGCTACCTTTAACTATTCTATCAATCGTCTTAGTTGATGTGGCACCAAACCTTTAGTGAAAGACTCGATTCCTGGAATCGATTAAGAGAGTCTTGTCAAACTTCCCCTATAGAAACTGCACTAGCCTCCATTAATCAGTGGTGGTTTAAAGCCCCGTGGCGTCCTTATTATCTACATTGGGACGATCAACCAACTTGGCCAGATCCCTGGCAACTTTTGAGCGACAATGTCTATTGCGACCTTGCTCGCGGGCTTGGAATAGTGTATACTATCAGTATGCTGGACCGTACGGATATGGCCTCTGCAACCTTGGTTTTGACCGAAGATGGCACTAATTTAGTCCTGGTTGCAAAAGAAAAATATATACTTAATTGGAATCCTGACAACATCGTAAATACCTTCACGAAAGTAAAAATCAAAAGGCAATACCAGCAGGATCAAATTATCTAGCAGTAAACAGTACAATTAAAACGATAGAGAGTAGAATGACGCAGATTACAGTAGTTAAAAGAAGCGGATCGAAAGAGCCACTGCATATTGAAAAGTGGCAGGCACAGGTTGCCAAGGTTTGTCAAGGCATTGCTGATGTTAGTCAGTCAATGATAGAGATCAAAGCACAATTGCATTTTTATGATGGTATCACCACTCAAGAAATTGATGGTATTACCTTACGAGCCATTGTGGATTTGATTGATATAGAATCAAACCCAGATGTGGGCCACACCAACTATCAATATGTAGCAGGCAAACAACGACTATCAATGTTGCGTAAAGATGTATATGGTTCATATGAACCTCCGCATCTATACGAAATTGTAAAAAAGAATGTAGCCACTGGTCTTTATACCGCAGAACTCCTTGAATGGTACACCGAGGACGAATGGAATCGAATGAATGACATGTTGGATCATGACAAGGATGAACTATACAGTTATGCAGCAATTGAACAACTTATTGAGAAGTATCTTGTACGCAATCGCGCAACAAAGGAGATCTATGAGACTCCACAAATTAGGTACATGGTCGCGGCCGCTACGGTCTTTCATAAAGAAGAACCTGGATCGGCACGTATGCGTTACATCAAAGAGTATTACAACTGTGCGTCA